ATATTGTAGATAATAATATTACAGTAACATTTGGCCAAGGCGAAGATAACAAGGCTGTCGAGTACGCTAGCCTTGCGAGGGAGCGTGGCTATGAGCCAACTCAACAAGAGAAGGTTCACCACGCTCGACTCTCAGCAGTGATGAAGGAGTGGAAAGCAAATGGCAAAGAAGTTCCTGCTGATCTGTTTAATACACTAGAAGGTAAAAGAACTAGTGTAACTAATAAAAAATAAGATACTAAACTAATAAAGGAGTAAATAGTATGGACAAACAAGTCGTAAAAAATGCTAATGCAGGTGCATTAGCCTCTGTAAATCTAAGAGCCGATTCAGGTAAAGGTGCAGAGGAAATAAACTCAGATGACGTATCTACACCGATTCTGAAAATCTTACATCAACTATCACCGGAGTGTAACTCTAGAAGTGCTAAGCACGTTGAAGGATCTGAACCTGGAATGATATATTCCAATAGTTTTGGACAACCTATGAGTGGTGAAAAAGGTATTGATGTTATTGTAGCACATACCCAAACTAGATGGCCAGAGTGGCAGGAGTTAGGTGATAGTCCATCTGCGCCTGTTGCAACCCATTTAACACCACCTGCTGGTGCACAGGAAGAAATGCGTGGTATTAAATATAGATTATCTAATGGTAACTATGTTGAAAAAACTATGTATTTTTTTGTAGTTGTTATGGTAAATGGTTTGCCAAGAAAAGCAGTGATCACAATGAGATCATCAAATCTTACACCGGCAAGAAAACTTAATGATCTTATTTCTAATCTTAGAATGACAGATGATAAAGGTTCTTTTCAACCGGCAGCATACTCTGCAATGTTTAAATTACAAACTGCAGAAAAAAGTGCAGGAGATAAAACTTGGCATGTTTACAAACCATCTATGAATAGAATGTTAGATGTATCTGATGAAAAAGATGCAGCTTTATACATGATGGCTCAGGAATTTCAGAAACAAGTATCAGTAGGTTCTAATAAACCTAAATACGAAAAAGCTGAAAGTAAAACTGAAGACATAGCGTAATTCCGCGGGAGTGGGCGGCTAAGGGAGATCTTGATCCGCCCATTATAATTTTAATACAATTGAAAGATGCAAGATTTTATAAATATATTTAGTGGGTTAAGACGTAGATATGGATATTGTAATGTACAAAACGCAAAGATACACCCTGCTACAGGTAAAAAATATTTTGAAAAGAAAGATTATGGTTGGTCTAAACTTGATTGGGGACCATTAAAAGATGAACACTACATTGAACATTTAGAAGGAAAAAGATCTATAGGTATACAACCTTGTGATGATAATGATGAAGCAGTTTTTGGTGCGATAGATATTGATCCAAGAAATTATTCAACGTTTAGTCCACAAAAATATTTAGAAACAATAGAAAATAAAAATTTACCACTAATACCTGTTCGATCAAAAAGTGGTGGATTACATTTATATTTATTTACAAAAGAAAAAGTTAAGGCATCAGAGATAAGAGAATTTTTAGAAGATATGTTATTTATATTAGGTTTACCACCTAGTACAGAAGTATATCCAAAACAAACTACATTAAAATCAGAAGGAGCTGATGGAAATAAATCAGTTGGTAGTTTTATAAACATTCCATATTTTGGAAAAAAAGAAAGAGTTGCCATGTTTACTAATGGTGAAGACATGGATTTTGATATGTTTATGAAAGTGGTAAAATTAAATTCTAAAAGTAAAAAAGAATTATATGAAATAAAAACAGGTAAAATAAGTGATGCATTACTTGGACAAAGTGATGAGTTTAAAGATGGACCACCATGTTTATCCGTAATCTGTGGTCAATTAGAAAAAGGAACTTACTCAGATCCAGAGGATGGTGGAGCACACAATAAATTACCTGATGGCAGAGATGAATTTCTCTATAATATTATGGTTTGGGCAAAGAAAAGATTTCCGGACTCATGGGAAAAAATTGTAAAAGATAAAGCAGAAGAATTACTTGTTTATGATGTTAGTTGGGACACTAAAAAAATAGATTCAAAAATAATTTTATGGAAAAAAGAAACTGCTAATTACAAATGTCATGGCAAACCTGTTAGTAGTTTTTGTAATAAAAATGTTTGTTTAACCAGAAAGTATGGAATAGGAAGTCAAGTACTTGCAGATTGGCCTGAAATAGTTGGTATAACTAAATGGGAATACAGACCTGAACCTGCATTTGAATTAGATATTAAAATGCCATCAGGTAAACTTAAAAAAGTATTTGCAAAAAATATTGAATACCTTGTTGAACAAAAAAGAATCAAAGCATTATTAGCAGCTCATGTTGGAATACTCCCTCCAACTATGAAAAATACTGCATTTACGCAAATGATAAATGGATTATTAAGCACCGCTCAATCTGAATATCCTGAAAAAGAAACACAACCAATTGGTATTTTATTTAATGAAATCAAAGCATGGATAAATGGACCACAAGCAGAAAGTTTTGCAGCGTTTAAAAATGGTTCAGTCTTGATAGAAAATGGAAAAGCATTCTTTACCTTTAGTCATTTTTATGAAGAGTTAAAAAGAAATCATGGGTGGTCCATCAAAAGTGATAAAACATTAGAGGATATAAAAAGAAATTTTAGAGCACTCTATAAACAAAAAAGATTTCCTAAACCAGACGATGTAAAAGAATCTTTTCCTCAAGTAAGAGTATTAGAAGTTGACTACGGAAAATTTAAAGAAGACGAACCACCTGATGAAATTATAGAAATAGAAGAGGATATTGCGTGATATATAAATACTATGGTCCTCCAGGCACTGGTAAAACGTACAAACTTATATCAAGAGCTAAAGCTTATCATAGAACAGGAACACCTTTACATAAGATAGGATATTTTGCATTTACAAGAAAGGCTGCAGAAGAAGCAAAAAAAAGAATGCCTGCAGAAGAAAATCAAATACCATACTTTCAAACATTTCATTCTTTTGCATACAAAACTTTAGGTATCAACGAAGAGAATGTGATGCAACCAATGCATTATCAAATGTTAGGAAATAATTTAGGTATAAGAATAAAATTCTCTGATAAAAACAATAAGGAAGAAACAAATTATTTAAGATCAGATAGTGAATATTTTAGAATAATACAAAGAGCTATAAACAAAGACACAACCGTTAGACATGAATATAATTTAGGAGAGTATAACAGAAAAGAAATAGACAAAATTTTATTATTTCATCTTTATAAAAATTTCTTAGCATACAAAAATTCGTATGGATTATACGACTTTAATGACATGATAAAATTATTAATACATTATGATAAGATTCCTAAGTTTGATGTTATTTTTATTGATGAAGCACAAGACTTATCACCATTGCAGTGGATGCTTTATGATGTTTTAAAAAATTATACTAAAGATATTTATTTAGCAGGAGACGATGATCAAGCTATATTTGCCTGGGCTGGAGCAGATGTTGATAGATTTATAACTGAACCTGCAAAAGAAAAAGTTTTAATATATTCTAAAAGAGTCTCATCAACTATTCAAAGTGAATCTGTAAAACCTATCAGTAGAATTAGAGGTTTAAGAAAACCAAAAGTTTATTATCCAAGAAGTGATAAAGGATCTTCTTCTTATATATCAAACATTGAACAAGTAGATTTGAACAAGGGTAAATGGTTAATATTAACAAGAATCAGGAGTCAGGCAAATGATATAATGAAAATATTAAAAAGAAAAAATTATTATTACATGCATAAAAAAGATAAAAGCTATTCTGTAAAATTATACAAAGCTATAAAAAACTATAATAAATGGGTCAGTAATCCTGACTCATTAGATGAAAAAGAATTAAAAGACATACTAAAATATACAGACAAAACAGAACTAAAAGATAAATTAGATTGGTATACTTTGTTTACTAAAGCACATGAAAAAGAAAAATATTATATTAGAAGTTTATTAGACAAAGGAGAAAATTTAGATGAAGATGCAAGGATAAGAGTTTCTACAATACATTCTATAAAAGGTGGAGAAGAAGATAACGTAATATTGTCATTGCATCAGGGATTAAAAATTCAACGTTCCATTAGGAAGAGTAATGAAAAAAGAGATGAAGAAGATAGAGTTTGGTACGTTGGAATAACTAGAGCAAAAAATAATTTATATAAATTAAAAACTAACAACAAACTAACGGAGTATAATATATGACAAACAAAGATATATTTAAAGATGTATTTCCACAAGATAAACAGATTGGAGGATCTCATTATAAATCGTTTCACATTCAACCTTATGAATTCATTTCTAAAAATGAACTTTCTTTTTTTCAAGGAAATGTTATCAAGTATGTGTGTCGTTATAAAAATAAAAATGGCATACAAGATTTAGAAAAAATAATTCATTATTGTGAATTAGAAATTAAAAAGATAAAAGATATGTCTAGAAAAAAATGATAGTACCACAAACAGAATGGTTACAACCTACAGAGTTTCCTGATTTAAGACAAGCTGATGAAATTGCAATTGACTTAGAAACAAGAGATCCTGATTTAAAAGTAAAAGGTTCTGGTTCTATAACTGGTAATGGTGAAATAGTAGGCATTGCAGTTGCAGTAAATGGATGGAGAGGATATTTTCCTATTGCACATGAAGGTGGAGGTAACATGGATAGGAATAAAGTTTTAAATTGGTTTATTGATGTTTGTGCATCACCTACCACAAAAATATTTCATAACGCAATGTACGACGTATGTTGGATACGTAATTTAGGTATAAAAATCAATGGTTTAATAATGGATACCATGATCGCAGCATCTATCATTAACGAAAATAGATTTAACTATACTTTAAATTCTTTGTCTTGGCTCTACTTAAAAAAAGGTAAAAACGAAGCTTTACTTAATCAAGCAGCTAAAGCAAGAGGGTTAGATCCAAAGGCGGATATGTGGAGAATGCCTGCAACGGATGTTGGAGCTTATGCGGAAAAAGATGCAGAATTAACTTTGGAACTTTGGCAATTATTTAAAAGAGAAATTATAGATAATGATTTACAAGATATATTTAATCTTGAAACTGATCTTTTCCCTTGCCTAGTTGATATGCGTTTCCTAGGGGTGCGGGTAGACGTGACAAGAGCCAATCAATTAAAAACAGAATTGGCCAAGCGAGAAGAAATAATATTGACAAAAATACAAAAAGAGACAGGAGTAAAAATTCAGTTAATGGCTGCAAGATCAATTGCGCCACTTTTTGATAAATTAAAACTAGAGTATTCCAAAACTCCGACAGGTGAGCCATCATTTACTAAAGGTTTCCTCGCTAATCATAAAAATAAATTAGTTCAGATGATAGCAGAAGCTAGAAAAATAAACAAGGTTAGAACCACATTTATAGATTCAATAATTAAATATGAACACAATGGTAGAATTCATGCAGATATAAATCAAATACGATCTGATGATGGTGGAACTGTAACAGGGCGATTTAGTTATTCGAATCCAAACCTACAGCAGATACCTGCTAGGGATCCGGAAACAGGGCCTTTACTTAGATCATTATTTATACCGGAAGAAGGTTGTAAGTGGGGTGCATTTGATTACTCGCAACAGGAACCAAGACTTGTAGTTCACTATGGAATGAAAGCACAATTACCAAGTGCGTATGTTATTGGTGATGAATATAAAAGTAATCCGTCTACGGACTTTCATAGTATTGTTGCAAACATGGCAGACATTCCAAGAAGTCAAGCCAAAACAATTAATCTTGGTTTGTTTTATGGTATGGGTAAAGCAAAACTACAAGCAGAGTTAGGTGTAACAAAAGAAACTGCAGAAGAACTTTTTAAAAAATATCATAATCATGTACCTTTCGTAAAACAAATTATGTCCAAACTTACAGGCATAGCATCTAACAAAGGTATGGTTAGAACATTGTTAAGACGTAGATGTCGTTTTCCTAGATACGAACCAGTGTTAAGAGGAACTGATTGGGGAACTTATGTTCCTGCAGAGGATCATGAGCGTATGTTGGAACTACAACAAATGGGTCCATATTTAAAAGATGAAAATGATGAAGTAATAAATGATGATAAAGGTAATCCTAAAAAAAATTACTGGTGGAAAAATCCTACAAGAAGAGCATTTACATACAAAGCTTTGAATAGATTAATTCAAGGTAGTGCAGCTGACATGACAAAGAAAGCAATGGTTAATTTATACAAAGAGGGTTTACTTGCACATATACAAATACATGATGAATTAGATTTTTCTGTTGAGTCAGAAGAGCAAGCTAAAAAAATAAAAGATGTGATGGAAAATGCAGTTGACTTAGAGGTGCCAAACAAGGTAGACTATGAATCTGGCCCTAATTGGGGAGAAATAAAATGATTTATTATGTCTTATTTAAATGCTAATGTACCACCTATTTATTGTAAAATAAGGAGAGAATATCTTTATGACATGGATGAAAAATATAAAAGAGATTATCGTGACTGTGTTATCTTTGGTCTTAGCTCTATTTCAGGGCGCGCGCTCTTATTTAATATCATGTTACCCAATGGTGCGTGCTATTGGCGTTTGCCTATCTCAGCGTTTTTCCAAAAACAGTATGACCGAACCGATGTGCCGGATATGCAGGCAGACGAGTTACAACTGTGGAACAGTTTTAGTTATTGGCCTAGTGTGCATTGCTTTGATTGGTTGGATGGTGTAAACGGAAAATTTTTAGGTAAAGATAAAAAATTCTACAAGGGTCAATACTTATTTACTATTGACTGGGCACATCCAGAAACTAATATATTGGATACAGAACATTCTGAAATTCCGCAAGAGCATAAGTGTGCTCACATAATGCAATTAGAAAACGGTAATTTTGCTGCACAGCCAAATAACAGAATCATTTGGCATATAAATAGTTACACAACAGAAGACGAATGGCCAGACTATAGTGTACAAAATACTGTCTGGGATGTGGAGGACGGTGACTGGGTAACAGAAGATTCTGATAAAATGTTTTACAATATTGAGGATAAAAAATAATGTCTAGTGTCAAAATTTCAGAGAACACTTCAATCGGTTTACCGTTAAGGAACTTAATTTCGTTGGTGGCCGCCGTCGCTATCGGCGCGTGGTTTGCATTCGGTGTGATTGAGAGACTTAACCGTTTGGAAACAAAGAACCAATTATTTGAAAAAGATTTATTGGAGGCTAGTGTTCAAAAGCCCATAGACCAGGAGCAATTTATGATCTTGGAATGGCAGGCGACCCAGATAGAGAAAATGCAAAAGCAACTAGAAGACAATGTTCATACAGGTGTGATGTTGAAAGCACATGAAAAAGAAATTGAAAAACTAAAAGCAGATATAGAAAAATTAAAAGATGCAACAAGAGATATTAAATTTGCAAATGGAAATGGAGACGACCATTAATGATAACTAAATTTGTCATAGCACTTTGTTTATTTTTAAATGGTCAATTGGTAGAACATCGTATTCAAGATTCAATGGGTACATGTTTGAAGATGAAAAGAGAAGCTACACGAAACATGGACATGAAAAATAAACAATTAATGTGTGGAGAGGTAGAAGCTTATATCTCTGTAAATATAGATGGCAGCGAAACCATTGATAAAATAGTGATAGAATCAAAATAATGAAATTTTTTTTAGTATTATATATTTGTTCTTCAGTTACTCAAACTTGCGGACAACCACTGGAATATAATTCTAAATTTGAAGACTGGTCTTCGTGTGTTAAAAAAGGTGGAGAATTAATTGTAGATTTTTCTGAAAGAATAAATGTAAATATGAATAAAGATAAATTATATGTTAGTTATTTTTGCAATGATATTGAATTAAAACAAAGTTAGAATAGAATGAAAGGTAACATCGCTGAAATTTTTAGATATGATCTTTATGATGTTAGATTAAATTTTGATTTAAATCGTTTGCAAAAATTTTGTTTTGAATTGCAACATAAAGATCAAGGTAGAAAAAAAAGTAATGTAGGTGGTTGGCAATCTAATGATTTACATGACGAGTTTGAAATAATAAAAAATTTAAGAGAA